ATTTTAGAAGTACTCGGAAATCCATTGACAACAGGACGGAGTTGAACCGTTACAGGTAAGAATAAATCTTTTGCCGCAAAATATAAATCAACACTTCTTAAAAATAACCCTTTTGGAAAAATATTAGGATCAACATAAAATGTTTGTGATATAGGATTTAACCAATTTGTTTTTTCAGTTTCACGTACAGTAGTATCAGAAAAAAGAGATTCTTCATTTGGAACTTCTCTACGATTAATTATCTCTCTTGTTGAAACATATCCTGTGTGATGAGAATCTAATAATCCTTTAGCTGACCATTTTGTTTCAGCCACTGCAATTGTAGCAGCAACATTATCTAAACTACTATCTGTAATTCTAAGAAGATTATCACCTGTTCTCCAAGCACCATCGTCTATAAAAAGTTCACCAGCGATTCGTCCAACTGAATCTGTTTTCATAATACCATTTGCAGTACCAAGAGAATATTTTTGAGCAAGTGTAATAGTAGCAGTTGTCGAACTCGTTACTCCTGATATAAGATTACCCGATGCAAATACATGAGTAGAATCTCCAATAGTATCAGAGAAAATTTCTCTATCACCAATTGTAAGGTTATTTGCTGAGCCATATGGTGATCCCATAGTGGATGAAACGTTACCCGATACATTAGATATCCAAACCGTTGCTACATTAGCAACCACATTTGTTGTTAGTAAAACTGTACTGTGATTATTTGCAGCATCGACAAGTGTTTCACCTATTGTAAATGCACCACTTACACTTCCAAGAGTCAATATTGTTGCTGGTCGTGTTTTTGCTCCAGCGTCAATTCCTCCAAACCACGAATAAACATTTGTAAGAGGACGTAATCCTTGTGCAACAAAATGTAATTGTTGTCCGTTTACATAAGGTACAACAGTAGTATCTACAACCTTTTTTCCTATGGTTCTAAGGATAGCATCTGGTGGTACAGGGAGTATTCCAATCCGTGTTTTAGAATCATTTACTTCTGAGGTAGTTCTTTTTTCTTCAAAAGGTTTCCCTCTAGATTCCATTCCTTGTACTGGAGCTTCCGTTATTTCTATACCCTGCCAATTCGTTTCCCAATCATTATACTGAGAACCAAATCCTGTATTCCTATTACTCAACTTCCAATTGTCGTGTTGACCTTCTAAGTTTGTTATGATATCTGGTCGAGTATTTTGAGAAAACCACACATCTGATTCTGGATATGTTTTTACGTTTCCTACAAAATTAATAATGTTAAAGGGGTTTACAACTGCTGTATTACTTGTCATAGGTTGTTGTATAAAATCAACATCTGTATAAGGAAGTGTAATTAGATCCCCTGTTTTTGTTACATTATTACTATATGTTACATCATATGTAAACCTGTGATTATCATAATCGTATCCAGGACGCATCTCCTTAGTAGCATATTCTATTGAAATATTATAATCATCACTTAAAACATCTCCAACAGAGTGGCCGCTAAATGAATCTATTAGTATTCCATTTTTAAATGAATCCCCTTTTTCATTAAATAGAGAATCTTTTGCTGCAGTGGTAGTAAAGTTCCGTGCCGCTGTTTCCTTTTCTAATAAAGACAATGAAGTATAATATTCTAGTCTTTCAATTCTTCTTTCCAATTTTCCAATATCTCTCATGGAAAAAGATTTATTGTCAACATACCGTGTAGAAACATCAGTAAGACTAAATGTATATGCTGGAACATTTATAGTATAGAGAGTCATAGAATCTTCATCATCCGGAGGTGCTACAGGATTTAATGAAGGTGTACCCACTAAAGTTTTAAATTTTCTATCTTTAGTTAGTGATAGCTTATCTATTCTTGGTAAATAATACTCAACATCTGTAGTCAGAATACCATTTGGTATGGGGGTTGGTATTGCTTCAAGAGCAGCAGTGTTTGTTCTAAAATCGTTAGATGTATTTTCTCTTCGAGGACGTAAATCTATACTATCCCTTAGTTTTATAGTTTCCCCTGTCGTAGGACTAGTGAATTCAGGTATTGTGGAGTAACTAAATTTTTTCGCAGATGCAACATCCGATTGATTCCATGCACCAGATGTAGGATAAGAATCTACTGAAAAATATCCTACAGCTCCATCCCAATCAAAATAATCCACTACAACCATAATCTGTCCAGTGGGACCTGGATAACCAGATTTCAGTTTAATTCTCGCATGATCATAAAAATTATCTCTTTGTCCAGAATCAAACTCATACATGTGAGTAATATCATTGGCTGTTGCCGTCATCATAGTATTCGTTACTGGAACAGAAATTACCCCTGAATCAACGATTTTTGTCAAATTAAATGCATCAGATACTACAATTTCATCGGTATTTGTTTGAGTTATATTAGGAGTAGTAAAATAAAATTGTCCACTAGCTACATGTGTTGTAGGTAGACCACCAGCATATGCTCCGATATGAGAACCATTACCTGAAATCATAGACTTAGTTCTAGGTCCAGGCTCTTTTCTTGTTGTTGAACTAGATGCACCATAGATAATATCTGCAGTAAAAGCCGCAGAAGTATTACAATATATTTCTATAGTGTGTTTATCTGCACTAATAACAACAGGTCTTACAGAAACACCCGACACATCACGTGCACCCAAATCTAACCATTCTCCCGCTACTACAAGTCTTGTTCCTGTTGCACCTGGAAGACTTAAACCAGTAGCACATGAATTAACAAATGTTTGAGCAGATCCGGTTGTCTTAACAACTACAATAATATTCTCTCTTGCTTGTTTAGTGGTTAATGTTCCTGTTGTAGGAAGAAATTCATAGTTTGGAGTACCTAAAGTTAATGTCAATTTACCCGCAGCAGAAGAAGTAAGATTTTTCTCTACTAGTTTGAACTGGTAATGTACGGTGTTTGCTGTTATTACAGTTCCCTTAACAGGACTTTGTGGTAAAGGATAAACCAATGAATTTATATTTGTGTCTCTTAGAAGTGTCTTACCAGAATCACTATCACCATATTTTCCAGTTGAAGAAATATCCGCATAGGAATTTATGGTAACTTGTGAATCAGCAAGATTTGTTGTTGGCCATGTCGCAACTGTTATTGATTTAGTATCCGCTACAGTAAATGCAATAGCATAAGTACTATTAGCAATAGTAGCTTGAGAAAATACTGAATTGACGGTAGCAAAATGTCCTGTAGAATTTGCAACATAATCATCTATCGATCTTAAATCACTAGTCGTATCAATTCCATTAACTGTATTGACAGTTATAGTAGAACCTTGATATACGTTATTTACATAAGAAGATGAATTGGAGAACAATTGAATTATTCTTGTATTTGAACTAGCTCCACCAACCGTACCAGTAACAGAATTAGAAGTATCAATATCATAAAGATATGCTTTATAATTAGAGTGATTGGAATCTGCATATGTAGTATTACCAGAATCAGAAGCCCATTGTAAACTACGAATTCTTGCAGTACCAATCATTGTAGATTGATAATAAGTATTACCGAGATGGTTTCCACCAGCTGTATTAACATTAGCGTGTTTTGCATTATGTAGATGAATGATTTCATGTGAACCAACATCAAATAAACTATTCACTCCATCAAGCATAATATAATTACCCACTTCTATTCCCATACTATAACCGGTATCTATAGTAGTATCACGCCCCTTATTAATGTCTAGAAATTGAGTAGAAACACTTTCGTATTCTTGCCCATCAACCAAAGCCTTACCGGAACTCAATCCAGCTTGAATTTTAGATTCATTGTAAATTTTCAATCCTTCAGTTGCCGCAGAAAGTGTAGAGGCAATTGTCAGTCTTGAATTATTCGCAATAGAAGTAACTTCAGCTGTTGTAGTATTAGATCCTAGATAAAGTTTATCCCCTATACTTAATTCTGTAGTAAATCGTGTATTATTACCATATAGAGTTGTACCAGCCAAACCAGCATTTGCTGTCAAACCAGATATTCCTCTATGATCATCTAGTTTTAAACTAAAAGGTGTTATAGTAAAATCACCTGATTTTTGATTGGATTTTTTAGTAAGAGTTTTTTCAATTGCTAGATATGGGGGATATTTAATACTCTCATGTTTAATTCCATCAATAATTTTTAATAATTGTATAAATTTAGGATCTGCGACTCGTGAAATTGGATCTGTAACATTGATCTCTTTTTTAACTAAAGATAATGCTACTTCAAGTCGTGTTGCTCCAGGTGCAGCATAGTTGAAAGAACCATCTGCGGGATCAAGTAAAGTATTATCATCATCACTTGTCTTAATTGTTTCGGCTATTTCTAAACCAATTCTACCAGAAGGAGTAGTATTAGCAGTATCAAGAATTATAGTATTTGCTGGATTAAGAACAAAATTACCATCAATAAAAAATACACCATTATCAATACTAACAATAGAACCATCTGCAACAGCATTAGACGTGGCGGACGGGCCGTCAAGACTAATAGTTGTTGCAGAAAAATCTGGTACTGCTGGAGCTACAACTTCATTTTGTATTACTTCGCCGTCAACAAAAGTATCACCACCCAAATAATGAAACATTAATATGGGTTGTAATAGCGTAGTTGCAGATTGAGATGTAACTACTCTCGCTCTGGCGTTAGAGGTGGCTCCAACAATAGTTTTTCCTATAAAGGAAGAGGCATTTATATTAGACCCCAAATATTGTAGCTCTAATTGAAGAGATTTAATATCGGTATCTAGAGTTATATCTCCGCCAAGGACTTTACTACCATTTTTAAAACTATGAGCTCCAACCAATTCAATTTGCTTTTGTAAAGCAGTTTGTAGTTGAGTTAGTTCTCTCGCTTGTATTCCATACCCTGGTTTAAAGAGTATACGATAATAGTTTTTAGCCTCATCAAAATCATCATAATACGGCGTTACATTAAAATTAGTAGATAATGGCATTTATTTTTCCTAAATAATTTACTCTTATTTGTCAATAATATATTAGAATTCGATTATCAATTTTACGTCTTCTATTTGATCATCAGCTCTTGTTACTGGTGAACGATTTTCAATATAAAGAATGTCTCCGGAAAATTTCTCAAAATCTCCACCAACAACAGTTTGGGTATTAGCTTGAGCTCCACTTGGTGCTGTGATCGTTTCGTTTGCCAGGAATGATCCTGCGATACCATCAAAACCTATTGTGGTGCTTGTTCCCAAAGTTACATCTACTAATCGAATAGTAGTATTACTCTTGAAGTCAACTACTTTACCTGTTGCACCAGAAAGTGCGCCAGTTACAAGTTCGTCTTCTGCAAATGCAGTACTATTCCAAGTTTGAATTGTCTGTGTTACCGCTTGGTCTATTATTGTTGATGTAGAAATATCACCATTAGCATATAATGGTTGTGCTAACAGTCCAATTTTACGGAAATCGTTGTTTGTAGTAAAGTTACCAGATTCACCATATTCTAATCGGCTATTGACCATGACAAAAAATCCACCAAGTTCTTCAACCGCATCATCACCGTGACCACCTCGTGGACCGATAATAGGTGTAATAACTCCTCCACCACCAGAATTTGTTGAAATGGTAGCAACTGCGTTTCCATAATTATTACCACCAGCCACAACAACAATATTACCAATTACACCGGATACAGCATTTGTAGTTCGTACATTTGCTCCGTGTCCATCACCTGTAATTGTAACAGCTGGACCAATAGAATAACCATCAGCATCAGCTGGTATCACAGATCCCGCAAGTGCAGGAGTCCAAGTAACTACTTGAGTAGCTGAATGATAACCTGTAATTCTTCCACCTAATCCAGTAGATCCACTACCAGCATCTGAAGTAAAGAAAATATCGTTATCCACGATATCATCTGTTGCTAAACCCGCTCCTACAATTTTACAAGTAGTACCAGTTTCAACATATCCAGATTGTACAGCACCAGTTTCAAATTTATAAGCTGTACCACCTGCTGTAACATGTGCTACTTCAACCGCACCATTACCTGAGGTATTAGCCGCGATTTCAACAGCATACTGCTGTGAAGAATCTGTGGTATTTGCAATTGCCGTATTTGATTTACGTACACGCTGTACCGGCATATAACTAGGAGTTACAAATTTAAGTGCTCGTGAAGCTGAGATTTGATACATAAATTTCCACTTGTAAGAATCGCCTGTGGTAATATAAGCAGTTCCTGTTCCCGAAGGTTTAGTTGTGGATGTTCCGCCAGCATTATTATTAGCATAACATTTATATACATTATAATCATCAGTCATAACATAAAAGGTTTGGTCGAATAAAGTATTATTTGCATGAGTATATGCGAAATAATTTTGTCCTGATGTCCAATTATATCGTGGAACAACATGACTAACATCAGCCGAGCCAATACGTTTAGCGGCGATCATATCACGCCAGTGATCATAAACTGTATTAGATACTGAATCGGTTGGTGTGGGTGGTTGGGTATCATCAGCCCAAGGGGTAACTTTACCAATAAAAAGATACATATTGGTTTGAAGCAACCCACTGGAATCAACCATTGCGTCACCAGATGTAGTAGCTACTTCATTGAATGCCTCTACAAACTGTTTTGCATTGTGAATCCTAAATTTATTGGTTACTATAGCAGGCATTTTATTGCTCCTCCTGAATTATATTTAAAGTTTAATGTGAATTTTTCAAATCTTCCAATCTTATTATATTTATACAACTTCTTTTATAAGATTATAGACCCGAAACTGTGGCAGTTACTTCCGCCTCGGTTGTTTGCTTCCAAAAAGGTACAGATCCTGTTCCATCCATACCAGACCGTGTTACTGTTAATTGTGTATCATTAGTAATTGATGCCACTTTATATTCAGCAGCATCTGATAATAACATTTTAGTGGTATCTTCCCAAATTATATTTTCTTGCCACCAAGTATTTTCCGCAGTGATTACTCTATTATTGAGTCCTCCTGGATTTGGGGTATTTACTTCTAATTCTATTTCTTCCTCTGTATTTGAATCTTCTCCGCACAACCAAAAAGATCCTGGCGTATCCGTTTTAGCTTCTTGGTCATAACCACTACCTTGATCAATTTTCCATCCAGCGTACGTAAAGATTGTCTCCTCAGTAGCCATAAACCATTTAACTTGATCCATAGGTGTACTTTCATAAAAAGCTAAGGTTTGATCATTGTCAAACTCAATGGTTCCATTCATAGTAATATCTTCATGCATGATTCGTTCATTGGATTCCATCACTATGCCTTCATCATCCTCTAATATTACACTTTCTTCAAAAGTTTGAAATACAGAACCTGTTGCAAGTTGAGATGAGAATAATGTGTTAGTACCCGTCACCACTGTATTATTTGGTAACATAGTAATTTGACCCACCATACCCGCTAGTGTAGTAAAGTTTGAATATGCCGCTCTAATTGCCATAGCACCACTAAGAAGAATTCTTCCTGATGCGTCTTCTAATTGAAAATGTTCTCCCGCTTCAGTAACTAATTTCTGTATTGAGATATCACTCTCAGCGGTTTTGTGTTCCTTAACCACTTTAGAAATAGGGGTAGAACGAAATTGACTGTTAGCAGTTGGTGCAAAATGGTGGATTACCGCTGGGTCAGACGGAACAGTTAACATACCAGGCTGAATCAGTTTTGCACCATGCAACGAGCCTATTGGTCCGTCAAAAGACCAAGACATATGATCTGATACTTGTTCCCAATATTGATTAAAATTTCCAATACGATCAGGATCATTCATATTAATTTGTGCACCAACAATACCTTGACCAAGAAAAGGTACACTATTTGCTTGTCCGTTTTGTTGATCAAAAACATCAGCACCACTATTAAGTAATCGATGTTGAGAATATTTACCAGTTGGATATTTCTTTGCAGGTCCTCTAGGGCGACCAACTTGTAATCCAAAAGCCATTTGACCTATTGTTCTATCCGCCCAATCACTTATTTGAGAACTGTTACGATAACCCATCGGAGTCCAAGGATCTACAAGGTTTTGTGTTGTCATAACTCGCATTGGGTTATCGGCATAAATACCTGATCTGTCTATAAATATTTCTTTAAGATCTGATTTTTTGACATGCCCCTCTTCTGTAAGAAATCTAGGTAATACATCAGCCGTCTCATCACCTTCTACTATAAAATGATCTTCATTTTCCATCATCAAATGATATCCCAACGAAGTTTCTCGTTGAATTTCATATTCATGATCCGTTGAAATTAGTTCACTTTGTAGATTTGCATCTAAAACATATTCTAGTTCATGATGAGCCCAAGGAATAGAATTTGGAATATAATTAAGTCCAATGATACCACCACCAGAAGCTGTTTCAAATTCTAAGAGTTCGTTCTGTTCAAAATAATCTCCATAATGATATTCTCCCCAATTTCGTGGATGATTAGTATTTTCTAAGGCTAATTGTTCATCATCATACTTGTTGACTTGTAGAGGAATGTTGAATTGAACTTCTCCAAATGGTTTTTTAACATGTCCTTCTTCTGTAAGAAATCTAGCTAAATCTGTAGCTTCATCACCCTCAACTATTAAGTGTGAATCATCTTCCATCATCAAATGATATCCCATTTGATCAAAAAGGTGTATCTCTACGTCAAAAGCTCCTTGTCTGAGTTGACCTTCTTCTGTAAGAAATCTTGGTAATACATCAGTCGTCTCATCACCTTCTGCTATAAAGTGATCTTCATCTTCCATCATCAAATGCCAACCTATGGAATCTGCAAGGTTGTATTCTACTTCACCAAAATTGAAATTTACAGGAGGTCTCTCAACAACCATTCTTGTTGCTGGAATTAATTCAGGTTCCATTCCTGGAATATAAACGGTATTAAGAACATCTTCATATACAATATTGTTTAGATTATCCTCCGTTAAAATACCCTCTCGCAAAGATTCAACTTTCGTTGATATTATGGTTGTTTCCATATAAGGAATACTAAGAGTTTCATGACCAAGAAGACCACGTTCATAACTCCATTGAATTCCCTCTGTATCATCTTCCAAAGCCATATATCTTGTAGGACCCATTCCTACGGATTCACCATGTGCTTCATGTAAGACATATCCATCTTCATGATTGCCTGTATCTGGATTAATATGATCTTCCAATAGAAGATCACTACTAAAACTCATGTCAATGGAAACTGTTCCAGAATCAGCTTCAGGAAATTGTATTTTAGGATAAAGGAAAGATCCACCAGATTCTAAAAGAATTTGACCATACAATCCATTATTAAGTTCATAAAGAATATTTCCATTAAAGGGGGAATTATAATTGGTAGAACTAGCACGGAAAGGATCGGCTAATGTTTTCGTTTCAACTTTTAACCAAGATCCCCCACTTGGTGCAGTTTGCGCGGTGGCGGTAGCATTTTCTCCAGGATCACCTCTCCCCAAAAAGACAGTATAAGTATTAGTGGTGGGGGTTGTTTGAACTACATATTCACCATTCCAATAATCTTCTGTTGCTCTAGTAATTTGTACCGTATCACCCAATTGAATATCATGTTCTAGTTCTGTAATCGTACCCGACGGTAAAGTATTTTCTTTAAGAATCGGATAATCTGATCCTGAGATATAACCTTTGATACTTAGATTTAATACAAAATCCCCAAGAGGAACTTGATTAATAAGAGTTAGTGTTTTAGTTGCATGATTCCAACCAGAAACTTCAGCTTGTCTCGCTCTAGTAAAATATGAAGCTCCTTGATATACCACTTCACCTATTTCATATTGCTCATCATTTCCTAAAGTATCATTCATTATATAAGATAGTTGAGGAGCAATAGTACGTACCATTGCTTGAACATCTCTAAAATCTTCTCTCAACATGTTCACATCATCTGAAACATCTAACCTACCATCCATTGCATGATGTGGTGCATCAGCTGTAAAAATCTCTACTTCTGGTTGGAAATATTCTTTCACCTCCATATTAAAGTGTTGCTGACGTGTCAAAATAATAGGATGAAATCGTGGAGTATGAAGTTGTAAATAATCTGGTCGACCCAATTCATATCCTGAGTCATCATAATTATCTACATCTTTTGGATTACCATCAGATCCGGCGTGTACACCAGATTTAAAAAGTTCTACAGAAGCTTCAAGGTTTATTGCCAACTCTCCAAACATCTTCATTCCAGCTGGATGGACTAACCTATCTACATGAGCACGATATGATGTAGTATCAACAGGTGCTTTTAAGACATAAGAAAAACTTTGATAATATCTACTATCTTGTATTCTAGGTGCATCATCAAGTCTTCCTTGTGTACCATAATATTTTCCAGGATATTGAGCAAATGCACCAATAACAGCTGTTAGTAAAGCATTATTATCACCTGATGGATTAGTAACTCTAGGTTTAGAAGAATATCCCGCTCCAACATCTGTAACTGCTAATGCTTTGATTGATCCAGACGCAATGCTAGCAACTTCAATAATAGCATTATTACCTTTTAATGAAGTATCCATAACAGCTGCGTTAGCATTGTCAAGATATGTGGTAAGTACAAATTTCGCAGAGAGTCCTGTACCTGGCTGATCTGAAGTATCTTCAGGAAGAGTATAAGTCCAAGTATTTGAAGTTATGGAATCGATTGTATAAGTTCCATTAAATATTTCTTTATCGGAACCTATGAGTTTAATTTTATTGACACCAGTTTTTTTGTGACCTTCTTCGGTTACTGTTACTGTTCTATTACCCGCTCCACTTGCTACTGCTGTGACAGAAGTATTAGAACCATAAACAATTGTGGGATTATACGAAATAGAATAACTTGCTGCTGAAGATATTGTGTTAGAATCTTCAACAATAATAGAAGTCGAGTTGGTATATCCTGTAATGATGGATGTTCCAATAACTACATCTTCACTATCAAGATATGAAAAAGTACCACGTACAAGTTCATTAGGGAATATAGTAGAAATTCCAGTAATAATATTATTAGATTGTGTAAATGTTCCTTCTGCATATGTTGTTGAAATCAATGCATCATGAGCAGTAATTCTATCACTACTAACATCTTCACCATATATACGATTTCCATCCTCAGTTAAAAGACTGAAGTCATCTTCTAGTACTACGAAACTTATGGAATCTTCTGGGTAAATAGCAGAGCCATCTTCGAAAAGAAGTCTTCCAAATTCACCAGCCGCTGATCCCCAGCCCTCTACTCGTAGAAAAGTAGTTACGGGAGAGAAATCTTGACTAGTGGTCATATCTACACGGAGAGTGGTATTACCATTTGCAATTACCTTTCTCATATAACCTGTTTGTCCAGGTTTTTCTACATATGTTCCTTCATTTACTGAACCTTGACTTCTTGGAAATGTGAATTTAGAGGGTTCATCAATAAAATCTAAAACTAATCCTCTTGAGGAATAATCATCATTATAGATAAGAGCATGATGTGGAAAAGTATTCGCACCAGCCATGTATGTGAGATTATATGAAGCTGCTGAACTAATGTCTGCAGTATTTGCCATTTCTAATGATGTAGTATTAGTTACAGTAGTAATATAATTTTCAGCACCATTTGCGTATGTTATGTGTAATAAATTTGAATCTACTTCAGGAAATAATCCACCACTTAATGTAAGAGTTTGTCCTAATTGAGTAATTGTTCCCGTATCAAAAGAATGTAAGTTTACATTAAGCAAGGAATTATTAGAACCTGTGTGTTCTAATGAGTTCGATAAACTCATCATAAAGTTATTAGCAACCGTAATTAACGGTAAACGTTTATAACCAAGACCACCATTGGTAATAGCAAGAGTATTAATAGAACCATAGTCATGTTTAGTATAAGTTAATACAGGAGCTACGTTATAAGATGTATTAACTTGTTGTGAAACATAACCTCCACCCACTCTAAAATCATCACCTATATTAATTGTTGTAGTTGATGTGACATTTGCTGGTGTGTTACCTATATCAAAAGTATGTCCAGTATGTGTTAATGCTGCATCACTAGCATTGGCATTTAGTGCACCATGAAGTCTATTCTTTTTAGTGTCATATAAAATAACCGAATCATTATTTGCGAAATTGTGTATAGTTTGATTTCCAAAATTCTCATCATAAGACATCGAACTAAGAGTGTACAACACAAGACTACTATTCGCACCTATAACCGTACCTTGAACCGAATCATCACCATAATAAATATCAAAATTTTGAGCTGAACTAATTGTATGTGTATCTACAGTATAAAGTGTAGTAGTATTTCCTTGTCCAGCAATAATATTATTATTACCATTTGCATAAACAATTTTACCACCAATCATGTTTATAGCTTCTTCTGGACTAACTGGATTTGAAAGAGTAACAGTAGTTCCTGTTTGAGTCAGTGTAGTTCCAACACTAGTAGCAGTAAAGTGTTCGGTACTTTTAATATGTTTTTGTATTTTGAGAAGATCACCTACTGCAAAAAATTGTGAGTTAAAAAATGGCCCTGTAGAACCCCATACTTTACCGGAAGATTCTTTAATTCCAGCAGTGAAAGTCAAGGAGGAATTAGAATATAATGGCTTGATAACATTATTGGAATTAATCGCTAATGAAGATACATCATAAATTAGGTCAGAATTTTTTAAAACAGATCCTGTGGGGATAATAGTACCAACAGTTGCAGCTGCACCAGCACCACCAGTACCCCCATCAATAAAATCTAAAGTATCTCCTACAAAATATCCATCACCAGAATCTATTAAACGAAATCCTTTAAGTATATCATCTACAAGTTCAGTAACTTCGGCTTTAGCCTCTGCTCCACCACCAGCAACAAATATTAATTCATCTCCAAGTGCATAGTTACTACCACCATATTCAATAGTTACATCTTCTACAATTCCTGAACAAAATCCAAGAGCTACATCATTATTCGCATCTGGTTCAGTTGAAACTGCTTCATATGTTTGAAAATATCCTAAAGTTCCATACCGGTCTGTACCTTTAACAATTTTAGACAAATACAATTCAGTAACTTGAACTGCACCTACTGTTTTGGTAATAGTTTTTTCTACTATTGCTGTTGCATTAGATGTTAATCCTCTGAGTGTTTTACCCTCAAATAAATGAATATTATTTGCGGTATCCGTCAAAATTTTAACGGTTTTATCTTTTATCCATTTACCATCAGACAATCTCATCAAGTCATTTTTAGGATAATAATAATCTACATCTTGAGAATTAAAAAGAGATTTAAATAACCAATCAAAAGAAGCCTCTCCACCTTTTGATCGATAAACTTCTTTCATTTGCTTAAGAAGTTTTCTCCTGTCTGTTACGGTTTGTTTGGGAACATGAGTATAAAATTCTTTCTTCCAAGAATCATCAATAAGACCTTCTACCGTTCTATCAATATCTTGTAAATCTACCAATTCTTTTGTGGCGGCAATTGCTCCCCTTGAACGAAACCCCTCTATAGATCCTTCTGGAAAAACACCAGCTAAAACACCATTAGCAAAGGTTGTCCAAGCACGAGAATCAACTCCTGTAAGTTCTTCGCCGTATGTGAAATTTGTATTAGTGGTAGGTTTTAAAAAGGCAATAGTGTTTCCTGATACACCAGTAATAATCGCTTCTGCATCGGTAGTATTACCATAAACAGTTTCACCTATTACAAATTGTAATTCATTATCTTTTGAGGTATCACGTTGTGATTCTAATTGGATACGGTGATTTACTATTGCAGCTTCTAAAACCTTTGGATCATAGAATTCATTAGGATCACCATCCGGCATCAATTTTGTATTAATCTCATCTTCAAAAATCCAATAGTCTGGTTCTATTGAAGCGTCATCGATACCTTCTTGTACAAGTTTATATTCATTGAAATTAATTCCCTCAAAATAAACTTGATGGGATTCCATAAACTCATAATATTTTTCGATGAAGATTTTCATCTTCGGATGTTCCGCTGTTACAAACTCCGGCACTAGAGTTTCTATTAACGTTGAAATATCCTTTCTATCTTTTATTTTCTTTTCAGCCATTTATTATTTCTCATATCCGGTGCGGAGTGTTGAACCATCGGTCTTGCTATGCACTCCCGACATATATGTCCCTGAAGGTGAATCATCTACCATAGTAACAGTAACATCTTCATCTGCCATTAATATAATTTGTTCTCGCACAGGTTTAACATCAGAGGATGCAGGTATAATCGAAACTGTCATAAATTCCGTATTTCCTGTTTCGATTGCTCCAATAGCTTCTGGTTTAAATCCAGTAAGCTGTATTTCTCCACTTGAATAAGTAATTGTTCCTATATTATTTGCAACAAGAATTCTATCTAGACCAAATTTCCTATACGCTTGAATATATCCATTTTCATCTTGAAACCTACAATCAGGCCATACAGTATTCGCGAGATCACGATAAGAAAATGTACTACTTGATATCGATCCCCAAAAAGTATTTGAAGGGTGATATATTTCATTTGAAAATTTTAAAGAATATGCTGCTGTATATCCTAGTAATGGATACAAAAACCTTTTTATTGAAACAGCAGTTTGATTACTTCTAATAGAAATTTCTGATTCGTCTATTAATTTAACTAAATTAGAATATCTAAATGCTTGATCGAAATCTTTTAAATTACTCGCGCCGAAATTTCGAACCGTTGAAGTTACAGTTTGTTTAAGTGATGCTGCACTATTAGATGTTAAGGCTGAATCATATTTTACTGTAGTATCAACTTTCAAATACATATAATCTGGATCTACAACTACAGAAGTTACACCAACAACATTACGTTTAGCTAATATTGATTTTTCGATTGCTTCTTTTTGGGCGGTAGATAGAGTAGAACCTATTCTTGGTTTAATTGCTACATAAACTTTTCCATAGATAGGTGGGTCGTTATCTTCTCCCCCCCAAGCTACTACTGATTGAGCATTTGGATAATCTCTTTTAATTAAACTTATATAATCAAAAACTGTAACACATCGATTTTGTGCATCAAAGCTTTTGGGAGCTTGAAATTTAATTTCTTCTATATCGGCGGATGGTACACCCCCACCTGCTGCTGAGACTGTAGATATTTTAACATTAGAATATCCCCCAACATCAGTTACGATAGAAAAGGATTTACATCCATTAGTTGCATTAGCATCTGTTATCAAACCTGATAATGTGATAATATTTCCGTTTGATATTTCTTTTCCTAATATACCATCTCCAAATTGTACTTCATATAAACCATCATCAGCTTCATCTAAAAAATAACTTTTAGAAGTAGAATTAACAGTAGTAATGTCATTTGCTAAAGCATATGCAAATGATGCTGATTCAGTAGCTGAAGTTTGAACTGTTACAGTCATAGTATCTGTATCAACGTTCGCATTAGGAAAAAGATATCTTTGATCTACATCTGCAGTTGCGGCTGTATATCTAAATGAAACTGGAATTCCTTGAGTGAGTTCAACATTAGTTGCTGTGTAGATAAGGTTAGCATTAATATTAATGGCATGAGCATTAGATGTACACCAAATATAATTAACACCATCTACACTTCCCTGAAATTTAGAATTTTTTGGAATAGTTATGACCGCAGGATCATCAGCTGGGGTAATGGTGAGATTAACATACGCTTTTGATCCCTTTGCGGATCTTGGTAAATATCCTAAGTGTTTCGCCCTCGCAACTACTGAATTTCTAAGTGTAGCGGAATCTAAAAACATTTCATTAGCCACCATATTTGCATAATAAGCATTATAGTGTGTATTGTATGCTAACACATCAAGAAGAACATCAAAAGATGAACCTCTAAAATTATAACCAACAAATTCAGCTTGGTTTTGCATGAAGCCTATTAGATTTTCTTTAATTTGAGTAAAATCTAATTCCGATACATTAAGTTTTCCTTCTGTACTAGCCATCTTCTTTATGCCCTTTCCAAGTAAACTTCTGTACTTGCTGTTTCCGAACTATTATCCGGTTGATATTCAATGTAGATTTGATATGCGTTATCATCTTCTAGCCGTGTTATGTCTACTTTCTTAACAATGGCTCTAGGTTCATACGTATTAATTGCATGTTTTATAGCTGATTGTAATCTTGAATCAGTTAAGGGGCCAAAATTTTCAAATAGCAAATTTGATATTCCACCTTGAACATCTGGTTGAAATAATCTTTCATACGCATTTGTTTTCATTATATTATTAATAGACCGATTAATAACATTATTTTTTTTAACTTGCGATAGATCTCCGTGCGCAGGATGAGGAGTGAAGTCCATGTCGAAATCTACGTAATCTTTTCCGTGTTTTACAGCCATATTATTCCCTTATACTATTTAGTTCTTTACACATTCGTTTAAAAAATTGATCTACTCTAAAGTTCCGCCAGCTCTGTTTCTGCTGCCGTTCCACCCGTTCCCATTATAAGATTAGCTAAAGTTAAATCAAGTGCATTTACTCCTGCAATGTCCATTCCAACAAATACAATACCAGCAGCATAATCCAAACCTGTTGGTAAACCATCAGCATTTCCAATTGCAGATGCTAGCCCCGCATTTCCAGCTGTATTACCTTTTATATGAACAGCATATATTCCCATTTTGGATAAATCTACTGAGAAGAATTTTAAAAACTTCTCAATAGTCTTTATCATATCTTCTAATTCTTTTACAACTCTGTTAAGCATATCAATTTGATCTTGAATAAAATCTGTTGGTGTACTAATATACCCCTTTACTCCCACTACAAAATTTTCCAACAGATCAAAAAATGTATTCCAATGTGGAATACATTGACTCATTTGAATTCCACTAAAATTTGGTGCTACAGGCTCAAGTGGAATTTCTAATTTTTCTAAAGCCACTGTACCATATTTTGGATATATTCTTTTCGATATTTCTCCTCCCAAGTTTCTCTTCTCTCCACTCCTTGAACGATCACCTGGATAAGTCATAGTATCTTGACCCTTAATCTGATAGTTTGGATAATTTTCAGCAGCAGTTCCCCAAATACCTCTAGCTTCTTGTTCATACACTGCATCATTTATAACCCAACTCTCTATATTTGACGCCTCTTTGGTGGCAATAGGAGTTAGTGTTATTTCCATATCTTTATATCGTCCACTACTATTCGAATCAACTTCTTGATATTTAAGTTTTGTCTCACCCCGATCATCTGTTAGTGTATAATTCATCATAGCAACCATTGAAGTTACAACTATCTTGTCTACTTTTGTTATTATACCCAATCCCCCACGCTCTCCTCTTATAACATCTCCTACTGTGAATAATCCATATTTTGAATCACACATAGTCATGTTGATTACTTGTGCTTTTGGTGTTACAAAAATGTCATTATAATGATCCATAATATTTTGAACAGACGAATCCGCGAAATCTGGAATATCTGAAAATAATTTCGCAAAAGCTTGCATACTTTCTGCGAACACCTTATACGATGGAGCAGCTATAATAAATACTAAAGCTGAACTCGCAGATTCAATCTTTAAAGTCTTTCCTCCATAGGTTATTTTTTCAATTTCAACTGAAGACCCTTGCGCATTTGGTCGTCCTGATTGGATTTTAATATTAATTTTCTCCCTATCAATTTTCCATCCTCCATTTTTCCTGGCTGTATCATCGTGGTCTTTCCCGTCTGCTTTCATAGCACCCATATTCCATAATTGTAATCCGAATTTTATGTCCCTATCCCATCCAGTAAACGCTACACCTTCATCATTAAATACTATGTCACCAGTGTCAGGTTTTCCCTGCCGAAACTCCCCATCCTTTGCTTCATATTTTGCAACATCTCCTTCATCTCCAAATGCTCCCACTATAGTTTCAACTACCTTTGTCGCCGAATATGTTGGATACGGAGTCATGGAAGTAAAAGGATCAATCATTTGATCCACATATGGATTATATCCACCCACTACTATTTTTCGTGGTGTCGTTAACTTGGGTTCAAATGTTGATGATAAAAATGGTGGAACACTTATGGTGATTGAAGCTTCTGGATTTTCTGAGTTAGGATTCCAATATAATCGTTGTCCGGAACTATTCCTACACCATTCAAACCCCTTAACTTTTGTATTAATTGGTGTAACATTAGGTCTTCCAGAATAAGGATCAACAAGGAGATAATAGTATCCTGCATTTCTCGTATCTTGGATAGCTTTAATTAGTTCATCGGCAATTAATTCTAATGCCTTTATAAATGGATTAATTGATTCAAGTTCTGCTATCCACTTTGTCACCGTAGTAGCAGTTACAGCAAGGTCAGACGCCGTTTTAAGTCCTTCAGCTAGTTCTTTAGCAGTGTCAGCAATGTCTTTAATTGTACCAGCATCTGCTATTGTCCATTTTTTCCATTCAGCCATTTGATCCTTGCTTTTCTTTTTGAGCTTCTAAGTGATCTTCCCACTCTGTTTTTTTTTCTTCTACAATTTTCAGATACATCTCAGCAAATTTTTTGGTCTTCTTTAATAAACTTTGCATATCTCCTCTGTTTGGAGATGCCTTTTCCCATTTAGGAGTTTCT